CTCGGCCTCGTCGACCTGCATCGCCTTCGCGAGCGCGCGCCAGTAGTCGGCGTTCGCACCGCGCTCGTTCGACGGCTTCTCAGGGCCGAGCATCCAGTCCTGGATGACCATGAGCGTGTTCTTCTTGTTCTCGCTCGTGGACGGGAACGGCTTCTCGACGGGGATTCCGAGCATCATCATGGGAAACATCCTATCAGGTGAAGGTCACGCCGTTCGCGGAGCCGTAGAGCGCGCCCGCCGCGCTGGCGACCCATTCGATGAGCTGCCCGGGCATGAGCAGCGCGCCGATCACCTCGGGGCAAAGGTAGCACTCGCCGGGGAGGATCGTCTTGTCCTTGATGCGCTGCGACGCGCCAGCAGGGCCGAGCCACACCGAGAGCGTGACGTTGCTCGCGGTCGTGTTCAGGAAGGCCATGTAGTCGATGCGCGTTCGCGCGGCGGTCGACGTGTAGGCGGTGCCCTTCGTGTTGGGGACGAACGCGGGCGCGATGAGCTGGGTCGGGGTGACGGCCATGGTTCACGCCTCCTGCGTGACGGTGAGGATGACGGACGGAATAGCAGGGACGGGGGCCAGTGCGGCGAAGTGTTCGAGGCGAACGTCGATGTCGTCCGACGACCACATGAGCTCGAAGTAGCCACCCGGCTTCATGCCGAGGAGGAAGTTCCACGCCGCGACGAGCTCCGAGTTGTTTCCCTGGAGCCGCACACCCGTTGCGCTGTCGGGGAGGTCAACGCCGTCGACCCGCGGCCAGATGTAAACGATCGCCTGCCCGCCGCTCGTCTTGTCGAGCTGCGCCGAAAACTCGAAGTTGTAGACGCCCGCGTCGGCAACGTAGATGCGCGAGGTGTTCACCGAGTCGCGCCAGATTCCGCGCTCGATGTCGCTCGTGTCGAACGTGACCGGATACGCCGTGTTGACGAGGACCGGGGCCTGGTCCGTCGTGTCGTGGAACGACGCCACGTTGCGCCGAAGCGGAACCTTCGGCGGGAGCGTCGCGCCAACCATCGCGAGGCCCTCGACGGCCACTAGGGCGCGTTCGGCAGCCTGAGCGACCGAGAGGGCGGTCGACGCCTCGATCGCCCCGTCTTGGGCCAATTGCGCGACGACACCGGCCAGCTTGTTGACCCCGGCGAGGGCCGCCCCGGCGTCGAAGCGCACGGAGTCGAGCCCGTCGGTCTGGAGCTCGTCGACCGTCGAGAAGAGGAGCTCGAACTGGCGAATCTGCTCGTGCTCGGTCAAAAACTGAGCGAGCTGGTCACGGGTGAGGCCGAGGCGACGGATTGCCATCACCACGCCAGGGGTTCGAGGTCGGCTTCGAGGCGCGCGACGGGGAGGTGCGCTTGCGAGTCACCGCGAAAGCGCTGGATGCGCCAGTTGCGCATGGATCCCTGGCGGCGCCACTCGATACGCTTCGTCCGCTGGCCGAGCGTCCCGACGCCGATCGTGTGCGGGATGCTCCACGTCACGCCGTCGAGCGAGTAGTCCGTCGAGACGACGGGAGAGACGCCGAAGGCGGGAGCGCCGGGGAGCGCGACGAGCTCGAGCGCGTTGAAGATGGCGCCCTTCGATTCGTTGTACACGATCGGCGTCGAGAACTCCCACCGCACGCGGTCGCCCCAGTGCGTCGAGACGTCCTGCGTCGTGCGCCCGAAGGCGGGCGTCGCCGTGTCGCAGACCTGCCAACCGTCGTAGGCGTAGACGAACCAGCGCGCGCGGTACTGCGCGAGGCCCTGAAGCGACGACGTGAGCACGAACCACACCGCGCCGCCGAGCGCCTTCGAGGCCGCGCCGTCGAAGACGAGCGTGCGGTCGGGGAGGTGGACGTAGAGGAGCTCGTGCCCGCGGTCGTTGCGCGCCTCGAGGACGGCGGTCGCGAGCTGCGCCTCCGTGAACGTCGCGAGGATCTCGTCGACCTCGCGCGACGAGACCTTCTGCGCCGTCGCGTTGACGCCGACGTAGACGCCCGGCGCCTCGTTGCGCCCGCCGCCGAGGAACGCCATCGCCTCCTGATAGATGCAGCAGGCGTGCGTCCCGACGCAGCCCTTCATGATCTGCGCGCCCTCGATGCGCTGGAAGGGGAAGCCCACGCCGCCGACGTTGTCGAAGACCTCAATCGTGAAGCGGTTCAAGACGCCGACCTCGTTGCGCACCTTCAGCAGCGCGACGACGGCGTCCGGGTCTGCTTCGCTCGAAGCGTACTTCAGCGGGTTCACCGCGAGCGGGTCGTTGAGCTCGGTCACGACGAGGAACTCGCCGTCGGTCGTGAAGAAGTACCCGTCGACCCAGACGACATCCACAACCGTTCCGAGGTCGGGGTCGACGTTCTGCACGAGCGTCGTGCCGTTCGAGTAGTAGAGGTTCCCGCACGACGCGATGCACATCTGGTCAAACGAGTAGTCGAACGTGACGGGCTTCCCGTCGTCGCCGACGTTGCCGATCGTCGTCACGTTGCCGAGCGGGTCGATCCGCACGAGGAACGGACCCATGACGCGGTAGAGCGCGCCGTTCCAGTTGATGCCGCCGCGCCCGATGCCGGGGCCGAGGACGCCGAGCGAGACGAGGCCGTCGGCGGGGCGCAGGTACGCTTCCGAGATGCCCGTCGCCATCGGGACGGGAACCATGTTCACGGGGTACGCCGTGCGGAAGTCGGGCGAGCCGTTCGCGTAGATGCCGGAGAGGATGGGGATCGCGGGCATGTTATTTCCACTTCACGGAGTCGCTCCACCACGCGGCGCTCATCTTGCCCTTCGCGATGTTCTTGGCGTGTCGCGCCTTGAACGACGCGCGCCGCTTCGCGTCGGCTTCCGATTCGCCCTTCTTTGGCGGGGAGCCCGAGACGCCCTGCTGCCCGAAGCGAATCAGCTTCTCCTTGCCACTCTCGCACGCCTTCACGACGTGCGATTTTTTCGGGTGGCCCGGAGTACGCTTCGGGACGTTGCACTTCATCTCGGACTTCTTCGCGGGCATAGCTACTCGTTCGAGGGTGCGGGGACGACGGGCGCGGAGACTTCCGCCGGCACCTGCTCTGCCACGAGGCCGAGCTTGGGACCGAGGAGCGTCAACGCCTCGTGAACGAGCGCGCTTTCGTGGATCTCGTACGCGCCGCGCGCCTGCCCTTTGGCGAGCGCCTGCACGAGCACCTGGGCGGCTTGGGATTCGGAGAGGGCCATTAGACGTTCCCCTCGCTGTAGACGATGGGCTCGTAGGGCGCGTCAACGGGCGCAGGCTCCGGCGTCGGCTCGGGAGCGGGCGGGGCGGGCGGCGGTGCCCACGGCAGTGGCGGCGAGACGGTCGGCGGGTTTGCCTGGTCCTCGACACCCTTAACCGCGTAGCCCTCGACGGTGAGCTTTTCGGCTCCGAGTCCGTCGAAGACCCATTGGAGCACCTGCGCTTCGGTGAGCTGGTTGTAGGGCGTGAACGGCGTTCCAGCCTGCCACGTCACGCCGATGGAGCCTGGCACGGCGCTCGTGAACGTGCCGTCCGTCGCAGTGCAGCACCACGCGACCGAGAACACGACGTCCGTCTCGCCAGCCTGTTGCGGGTATGCGGTCATGCCAGTGACCGCCCATGTGATCGTCATCATGCGAGCGTGACCTTCTTCCATGCGCCGTTGTAGACGTAAAACTGGTTGTTCGTGGTGTCGTAGTACATGGGTACGCGTCCCGAGACAGCCGTAGGCGTTCCGGTCGGAGCGCCTGCGGCGGCGGGGATGTAGAAGAACCCGTTCGTCATGCCCGTGGTGCCGGACGTGCCGTAGATGTTCCCGTTCGAGTCGATGCGGGCGCTTTCCAGCCAGGTGACGGTGTTGCCTGCCGTACCACTGACCGCGCGCTCCCATACATGCGCGCCGCCGATCTGAGTGTATTGCGAAGCCGCAGCGGTGGCCTTGTAGATCGCATTATTGGCGCTGTTGAGGAAAGCGTTCACGGTCCAATAGGCAACCGAATCGCTGCCGCTGTTGTAGTTCCATCGTGCGTGCGTGCGCATTTCCTCGGCGCGCACCGAAGACGCCCACGCGCTCGGGATGACGCCGATGCCAAAGTTCCCCGCCGAGTCGATGCGGGCGCGTTCGGTGGCACCCGTCGAGAAGAGCAGGTTGCCGCTTTCGCATCGGAACGCAAGATCCGCTGCCGCCCCACCGGTCACGAGGCCCGCGCCCGTGCCGATGTAGCCGAGCGTCGTGCTAGTCGAGCGACGAAGCTCTACCCATGCGTTTGCGCTCGTCGTGGCAAAGATGCCAGTAGTCGTACCGGTGCCGAGCGTGTGCAGGATAGCGCCCGGAGTCGCCGTGCCGAAGCCGACGTTGCGCGTCGTCGTGTAGATCGCGGTGCCGTTGTCGATAAGCCCCGAATCCCCCAACGTGCTCGGCCCTGGGTTCCAGCGGGGGATCGTGTTCGTGGTGCCGGTGCCGCCGACTGGAGTGCCGCCGCCAGTAGGCCCTTGGAGTGCTCGGAGCGCCATCAGAAGCCCTCGCCGGGGATGATGTGAAGGGAGCCGCCAGCCGCGCTGCTGATGTGCGCGATGAACTGGTGCGCCCGGTTCTTCGTCACGACGATCTTCATGCCGGGGAGGATCGTGTAGTCTGCATTGAGCGACGCGGTGACGGCGTTCGTGTCGCCGAAGGAAACGGAGACGCGCGTCGCGCCGAGGTTCGTGAGCTCGACGGCGTTCGAGTTGTTCGGGAAGGCCGCCGTAGCACTCGCGGCGCCGGGCGAGAGGAGGAGCCCGTTGCCGAAAGCGGGCGCGAAGGCTTGGAGGTAGTAGCTCATGGGGAGGCTCCGTTAGATGGTATACGTCGCGGTGAAGAGCGACCGCGAAGAGGCGATGAAGTTCGCGTTGTTCGAGAGCGTGACGACCTTTCCCGCGCCCGGCGTGTCGTCGAGCACGACGAGACCGACGCCAGGGAAGCTCGCGTTCGCGGGGCCGCTTGCGTTCGCGTTCGCGCCCGACCACGGGAAGAGCGACGCAGGGAGGCCGGTCCAGTAAGACCCGCCGCCGGCGAACGCGAGGCTCGAGAGCGCCTGCGGCTCGACGAGGATCTCGACGATGACCTGACGGCCTGTGCGCGTCCATCGACCCGTGTAGTTTACGGTGCCGACCACGACGCCGCCGACGAGGACCGGCGTCCACGAGCCCTGCGCGTATGTGCCCGAGCTCTGGCCCTGCACCGACCACCACGCGTTCGAGAGCCTGTCGAAGCGCAGCGCGAAGGACGCGTTCGCAGAGATGAAGCTGGGGGCGCCGTTGACCGCCGTCGCGCCGTTGAGCGACACCGCGAGCGCGGCGATGTCCTGCGACGAGTAGACGAGGAGCTCGAGCCCGTCGGGGATGCTCGCCGCAGCCGGAAGGACGATGGTCCCCGCCGCGAAGGCGGTCGTCGGCGTGAGGAGAAGCCACGTCGGTTGCGTCGTGCTCGCGATGCTCACGACGAAGCCGTTCACGTTCGGCGAGGCGTACTGCGTGACGTAGTCCGGCGACGCGAACGCCGTCTCGAAGTAGTCGACGAGCGCCGTCAGCGACGCCTTGCGCGCGTCGCCGTTCGATGCGGAGTACACGGGGATTTGATCCGCTCCCGTGAGCGTCTGAATCTGCGCAAGCTGGTTGATCGTCGGCATCGTGTCCTCACTCGAAATCGAACGGGCCGTCTTGTCCGGTCAGCAGCGGCTCGACGGGGTGCGGCATGTAGGGGTCGCCCTGTGTCGACCAGGGCTTGTTGCCCGCGCCCACCGGGAGCGTGCCAGGGTAGCGCATCGGCGTCGGGGCCGCAGCGCGGACGAGGATCGTGTTGAGCGCCCCGCGCGCGGTCGTCATCGTGCCCGGAAGCACCTGCTTCCCGTAGCTCGGCGCAATCCTCACCGCGAGGTTCGTGATGACCGCCTCGTTTGCACGGTCGGGGACACCCGACGGCGCGTCGATGTCGGAGAACTGAGGCGAGCCGGGGAGCGGGTAGCCGAGACGCAGGCCGCGCTCGTTCCACTCGGCCATCATCGCGTCGAGGCGGCGAAGCGCGGTCGCGAGTTCCTGCGCCGTCAGGTTGAAGGCGTAGTCGGCGAGGCCGATCTCCGTGAACGCCGCTTCGAGGAACTGACGCTTCGAGTAGCCCATCGTCAATCGCCCTTGCCTTCGAGAGCCTTCGTCAGTTCGACCATGAGGCGACGATCGCCCCAGCGCTTGTCAACCTTCACGCCGAGCTCTTCGGCCTTCGCCTCGAGCTCCTCGCGCGTCGGCGGCGACTCGTCAACGGAGCTCACGTCTTCCGCGGCCTGCTCAGGAGCGGCGACGGACTCGGCAGGCTTCGGCGCGACGCCGGAACGGTCGAGCGTGTAGCCGTGGCGGAGTCGATGCTCGAGCGTCGCGCGCTCAAAGACGCGCTCGGAGATGACGCGCCCGTTTGCCTTGCGGAAGACGTAGACGGAGATTTCACCGATCACTTCGCCGCCTTCTTCGCCTTGCGAGCGACGTTGAGCGCGACGGCGACGGCCTGCTTCTGCGGCTTGCCGCTCTTCATCTCGGCCTTGATGTTCTTCGAGATGCTCTTCTTCGAGTAACCCTTCGTCAGCGGCATCGCATCCTCCGTCGCGCAGCGCACACGCGGCACGGTAGCACGCGCAAAGCAAAAAAGAAGGAGCGACCGAAGCCGCTCCTCCTTTCGCCGGTTGGCTGGCTTTCACTGCCCGAACAAAAGCACCCCTACCATTTCGGTGTTGAGCACCGCGGTACCGAAGAGCACGTCGAGGCGGAAGCGCGTCGTCGAGGTCGGGAGGTCGAACTGCTTCTGCATCACGACCTCGATGCCCTGGTCCGTCGTCGCGCGCATGACGGCGACACCGGCGTTCTCGGGGATCGCGAGGCGACCCGGAAGGATCTCGATCGCCGACTTGTGCCAGAAGCAGTTGAGATCGGCGGTCACGGTGTTGAGGAAGGTCACCTGCGCAGCGGGGAGACCGGAGCCCGCGCGCTCGCAGTTCTTGTACTGGAGTTCGGCCTCGGTCGGCGCGTTGTCGGCGCTGATGATCGGCGGGGTGATGGTGACGTTGTTGCCGGCGATGGCAACGACGCGGAACGTCTTCGGCTGGCCCGTCGGCTGCTTCGTGATGAGGTGCACCGCCTCGATGCCCTCGATCGTGAAGGCGTCGCCCACGTTGAAGAGCGAGCCGGTGTTCACGGCCACGGTCTGGAAGCGGTTGTCGACGTTGAGCACGCCTGCGACGGAGGTGTCGGTCGCCTTCGGGACGAAGTTCGCCTGCGCGCCGTTCGTCGCGATCGTCGCGGCGCCGACCACCTGCGTGTTGCCCGTGAGGCGAAGCGCGTAGTCCTGCTTGTAGGTGTCGAACGAGCTCACCATGCCGACGTACGCGCGCTCGAACGCCTTGTCGGAGCGGTTGTTCTGGCCGAATGAGCGCGTCGAGCCGACGACGTTGCCCGCGAGGCCGTTGTAGCTGCGCGAGGAGAGCGAGAGGTAACGGTTGTCGCCCATGACGCCGGTCTCGTTCATGAGCGTGTCGCAAAGCGCGATGTCGTCGAACGAGCCCGCGGGGGTTTGGATCGGGACGACGAGCGAGCCGAGGCCCGAGGCCGCCTGCATGAGCGCGACGTTGATGTCGGAGGCAAGCTTCTGGTTCGCGCCCGCCGCGAGACGGCCTTCCTGAAGCGCGTCGCGGAGCTCGGTGCTCGTCATCGCCCAAGCGGAAGTCTTGACCGTGGTGATGCTCGCCGGAACGGTGAGCTGCGTCTTGTCGCTGAAGGTGACGCCAATGCCGGGCGTGCTCGTGACCGAGGTCATGATGTACGGCTGCGGACGCCAGACGGTGCCGAAGTTCGCGCCCGCGGGCGAGATCGGCGGGACGGGGACGCCCGGCATCGCCGTCGTGCGCGCCGCGTCCGTCTGGTTGTAGTTGTAGACGTTGACGTTGCGGCTCATCACGAGCGCGTCGTTGAAGCCCTCGAGGAGCTGATCGAAGGCAACCTTCTCTTCTTTGGAAAATGCGTTGGCCATTGTCTGAATCCTGGTGAATGGGTGGGGAAACTACTTCTTCGCCTGCGCGCGAAGCTTCGCCTTGTACGCGACGACGCGGGAGCGGTCGCCGGTCCGGTCTGCTTCTTCTTCGAGGCGTTCGAGGACTGAGTCGGTTGCACCCGATACGCGCGTGTTGGACCTCACGACGGTCTCGGGGGCGGATGCGGGCTTGCGGGGCGTGACTTTCAACTGAGTCTCCAGCTTGGCCACCGCGAAGGCGAACTTCACGGGGTCGGTGATGGCGCGGAGCTCGGCGAGCTTCGCCGAGTCCTTTCCGAGCGCGTACGTCACGAGGGCGGGGTTCTCGGCGCCGGAGACGATGATGCCTTGCTGCGTCACGTCGAGGGCGTCGGTCACCGCGTGTTCGGCCTCCTCGTAGTCGCGCACGCGAAGGGATGCTTTCGCCTTCGCGTACCCGTCGAGGCGGGCTTGCCACGCTTGCCGCTGCGTCTCTTCGGCCTGCTTCTGCTTCTGCGCGTGCTCGTCGTGAGCGCGCTTCCGCTCGAACCATGCCGAGAGGGCCGCTTCGTACTTGTCGGCTTCGTAGTCGAGGTCTTCGAGCTTCGGCTTTGCCCCAAGCGCCGGCGGTGTGTTCTCGACCGGCGGGGCTGCTGCCTTCAGCTTCACCTCGTACTCGCGCACCTTGCGCTCTTGCTCGCGCAAGAGCTTCCGCAACTTGTTCACCAACTTCGGGTCGCGTTCCTCCGATGCTGGTGCTTCTGGCGGCGGTGCGTCGCCAACGGTGACGATGACCTCGTCCTCGACCGCGTCCTCGTCCGGTTCGGGTGCCTCGGCGGGTTGCTCGCCTGCGGGCTCCGGCTCTTCGGCCTCGGGTGCTTCGACGACTTCTTCGACCGTCTCCTGCTCTTCAGTTGTCATTCTCGTCGCGCTGCTACTCGGGCATCGGCTGCCCGGATGCCGGTGTCGGCGGTCGCGCGGTAGTGGCTCGCGCGATCGCTTCTGCCGTCTTAATGGCTTGACTCTGCGCGGAAATGTTGACGTTTGCAAGCGTCTCGACGGTCTTCGCCTTCGTCTCCTCGCTCTTCGCGATGGCGAGCGCCGTGTCGGCCTGCGCCTTCGTCGCGCGCGCCTGCATCTCGGCGGCTGCACTCTGCAAGTAGAGCGCTTGCGGGTCGGGCTGCGCGTTCGCCTGCGCCTCGGCCATCTCGCGCGCCTCTTCCTCGGTCGGCGGGATGACGCCTTGCGAGACGAGCCGCTTGCGGAAGAACGGCCTCACGTCCGCCATGCCCTCGCCCTCGATGTTCATCGCGAGCATGAGCTCGAGCACGCCCTTCACCTGCGGGTCGGAGGACGCCGCAATCGCGCTGGCAAGCGTGCGCACCGTCGCATCGCGCTTGCTCTGCGTCGACGGACCGACCTCGGCCTTCACGCCGAAGTTCGCGCTCGCGAGGTCGTTCTCGAGCTCGAAGCCCTTCTCGCCCATGATGGGGCGCTGGAGCTCGACGGAGCCGATCTCGCCCTCGGGGCCGATCGTCTTCATCTTGCGGCCCTCTTCGACGTAGAGCTCGCGCGCCATGCCGAGCCACACCTCGCCGCAGCGCTTCATCGCCTTCGCGAAGTTCGACGTGTAGACGAAGTTCTGCGCGTCGAGACGCGACTGGATCGCTTCGACGGTCTTGCCCGAGACGTTCGAGACGAGCTTGTCGGCGTTCTGCGGCGAGCCGAGGACGTCTTGCATGTCCTGCTCGGTGACCTGGAGCAGCGCCGCCATCGCGGGCGGAACCTGCGCGGGCTTCGTGTACCCGATGGGGCCAGCGGGCGCGACGGAGCCGTCGGCCTGCGTGATCGGATTCAGCAAGAGGAACGGGTAATTCTCGATGTTGTCGCGCTCCCAGAACATCTGGTGCCCCGCGACCTGCTCGGGCACGAAGATGGGCTTCTCGACGGACGAGAGCGCCGAGATCTCCGCGAGCTTCGAGCGCTGCATGTTCGCGATGCGCTGCGGGTCTTTCGCGAGTCGAACGTGACCGTTCGCGCGCTCGATGTTGTCGATGAAGCGCCGCTCCGCGTACGCGATGATGATCGGAATGTTCGGGCCTGCGATGTAGCCGTGGTCCTCGAGCACGCGCCCGCCGCTCATGACGTACTTGTGCACGCGGCGCTTCTTCCGGCGACGCTGCGGGAGCTCGACGGCGCCCGTGCTCGAGAGCATCTGCTCGAGGCTCTCGTCGGCGTCGAAGTCCTCGCGCGTGTAGACCTGCTCCGAGCCGTCGAGCAGGCGGAAGACGCGCTGCACCTCGACCTTCTCCTCGACGCGATAGTACTCGGCGACGTAGACGACGGCGGGGCTGCACCAGTCGAAATAGGTGCTCTGCACTTCCTTCGGCCACGAGGACGGGTCGTCGCCGTACGTCTCGCGGTACGCGGCGAGCGTCATCGACGAGATGACGAAGCAGTAGCGCGCGTCGCTCTTGTCGAAGCGCTTCGCCTGGAGATCGAAGAAGACGCTCGTGTCCGCGTCGAAGATCGGCTCGATGCGGATGCGTTGCTTGTCGTTCTCCGGGTCAAGCTCGTCTTCGAGCGCCGCGCGAAGTCGCCAGGCGCCGATGCCTCCGAGCACCGCCTCCTCGAAGGCGTTGTCGTAGGCTTCGTCGGCGACGGACTCGTCTTCGTCGGCGCGGTAGAGACTGTCGCAGAGGTCGGCGAGCTTGTCGTTCTCCCCGTCCTTCGGGACGAAGTCGACCGTGATGCGGTTAGCGCGGTACTCGGAGACGATGCGCTTCACGGCGATCGCGACCTTGTTCACTTCGAGGCGCGGCTTGTTCTCAAACTGCCGTTGAAGCGGGCCTTCCCACTGCGCGCCGGCGATCGTCGCGAAGCGTCGGTCCTCGAGACACTGGCGCCGCTCGTCCTGGAGCGCCGACTGAATCTCGTCGAACTGGATGAGCGCGTCCTCGTGGACTCGCGCGAGGCGCTCGGTCTTGCTTTCGGCCATGGCGGCGACGGTATCACCGACGCCAAGCGTGCGCCATGGGGGCGACGTTCACCGCGGCGGCAGGCTTTTGCGCGGCGGTCCTGCGCGCCGATTCGCAGGCGTAGCGAAGCGCGTCGATGACGTGGTTGTCGCGGTCTTCGAGCACCGGGAGCACCGCGCCCGTCAGCGGGTCGGCCTTGTAGCTGTAGAGCGTGAGCTCGTCGATGAGGTGCACGCAGCGCGGGTGCACAACGATGTCGTGCGAGCGAAGCCACTCGACGCCCTCTTCGAGACTGCGCGGGCCTTTGACCGCCGCCATGATCTTCGGGTAGCCGTTGCGGCGCATGTGGCTGACGGTCTCGGGCCTCGCCGAGTCGGCGACGATGGGCCAGCGCTCGGAGCCAGGCACCGTCGCGAAGAGGTCGGGCGTGTCGGCGATCTCGCACCCGACCATGTACGCCTCGTGGTCGACGTAAAGCGTGCGCCCGACGATGTGGCAGCGCACGAGCACCGTCGGGTCGACGGCGAAGCCCCAGTCGGCCCCGAAGCGCAGCACGGCGTCGGCGGGCGCCTCGAACTCCTCGACGCGCCAGTTCTTGAAGACGCGCCGCTCGGAATTGCGCAGGTACTCGCCCTCCCAGACGTGGCGGTACTTGTCGGGGTCGCGCTTGCGGTCGTACTCGAGCTCGGCGCGGAGGACGGAGGGGAACCAGGGGTTGTCGGTGTAGTTTACACGCACGACCTTCGCGTCGGGCGGCACGCGGTCAGCGCGCAAGAGCGCGTCGATTGGGTCCGTCTCCGCGCGCGGATTCCAGGTGAACCAGAGCTCGCTCCCGGGCTTGCGAATCGTCGGGCGAAGCAGATCGAGCGAGCGTTGCGAGAGCGACTGCGCCTCCTCGACCCACGCGCAGTCGTAGCCTTCGAGCGACTTGATCGAGTCGGCGGTGTGATTCTGCATCCCCTGAAAGATGATGCGCCCTTGCCCGTGCCGTGCCTTGATGACGGACTCCTGAATCTCGAAGTAGGCCGACGCGCCGAGCGCCTCGATCTTCGCTTCGATGAGGCGCTTCACCGACTGGTTCAAGCTCTTCTGAACCTCGCGCACGCAGACCGTCGAACGGTTCGGGTCGATGATGTGCGCCTCGACGAGGGCCTCGGCGAAGGCGTGCGATTTGCCGCTGCCGCGCCCACCGTACGCGCCCTTGTAGCGCGCAGGCTTCAGCAGCGGCGCGAACCAGCGCGGCGTCTCAATCTTCAGCGTCGTCTTTGCGGCTGCCATCGACGATGACCCTTTCGATGCGCGCGAAGAGCGGCGAGCCGTCGGGGCCGGAGTGCTCGAGCTTCTGCGTCTCGCTCCAGCGGCCCTGCGTCTTGAGGAAGAAGATGGCGCTCGTGGTGTCGCCTGCGCGGGCTTTCTGAATGAGGCCCTGAGCGATGTGAGCGATCGCTTTCGACTTCCCTCTTTTGTAATGTTCGAGAATCTCCGGGTCTTTCTCCGCGAGAGCGTAAAACGTCGTGCGACCGATGCCGAAGTAGTCCGCGAGCTGCTCGATGGAGAGGAACGCCGCGAGCGTCTCAATCTCGCCGCGT